AATAAGAACAGGAGTTTCTACAACCACTGCAACTAGTGGTGTTGGAATTACAGCAATTTCTTTTCAGGAATCAAATAATTTTATAAAATTACCAGATACTGTAATTGGAGTATTTAATGTCTTTAAATCAGATGCAAATACAATATCCAGTGGGTTGTTTAATATAAAATATCAGTTATTTTTGAATGATTTATATTATTATGGAGCATTGGACCTGTTAAATTATGCAATGGTAAAAACTCATCTTGAAGATATTAGTAGAATTATCACTCCAGATGTTCAATTGAGATTCAATAAAAAACAACACAGATTATATTTGGATATTGATTGGGCTATGGTTAATGAAAATAGTTATATTATTATTGATTGCTTTAGAATTGTTGATCCATCAGATTTTCCAAAAGTTTACAATGACTGGTGGATAAAAAAATATTTAACTGCACTCATTAAAAGGCAGTGGGGTCAAAATCTCATTAAATTTAATGGTGTCCAACTTCCAGGCGGAATTACTTTAAATGGAAGACAAATTTATGATGATGCAATTTTGGAAATAGAAAAACTTGAAGAAAAACTTCATAATGAATATGAATTACCACCAATGGATATGATCGGATAATGTCACCATTAAATCCTTATTTCTTACACGGTTCATCAAGTGAACAAAGACTTGTCCAAGACTTAATCAATGAGCAATTGAGAATGTATGGTCAAGATGTTGTTTATATGCCAAGAAAATTAATTAATGAAAAATCTATCATTAAAGAGGCAATTGTTTCTAAGTTTGATGATAGTTTTAGAATAGAAGCATATGTAATGAATTTTGAAGGTTTTGGGGGACAAGGTGATATTTTAAGTAAATTTGGAGTAAGAACAACGGATGAATTAAATTTAATCATATCAAAAGAAAGATATGAAGATTTTATTTCCCCATTTTTGGTTTCAGATCAAAAAGTAAAAGTTGCTACAAGACCACAAGAAGGAGACCTTATTTATTTTCCTCTTGATAATTCTTTGTTTGAAATTAAATATGTAGAAGGAAAACAACCATTTTATCAATTGAATAATTTATATGTTTATCAATTGAAGTGTGAGATATTTGAATATGAAGATGAAAACATTTCAACAACAATTGAAGAAATTGATAAATCTGTTCAAGAGTTTGGGTATATTCAAACAATTACAATGGTAAGTTCCGGTGCAACTGCTGCATCTGCAAGTATTTCAAATTTACCATCACCAAGTTCTCTTCAATATATTGATCTAATTAATGATGGAACTGGGTATTTGACAACTCCAACAATTCGTATTGAAAAAGCACCTGTTGGTGGAACAGACGCATCAGCAGTTGCAATTATGACATATAGACCACCAAGAAATGGTAGCTCTATAGATAAAATTTTACTCATAAATCCTGGAGCAGGATATACAGTACCACCAAAAGTTGAAATATTAAGTGATACTGGAACTGGTGGAATCGCAACAGCAGTCATTTCTAATGGTTCTCTTGGACAAATATCAGTATTAACTAATGGATCTGGTTATTCTTCTGCACCTACTGTTTCAATATCTTCTGCACCTTCCGGTGGCACAAATGCAACTGCATTGGCATTTATAAATTCTTCCGGAATAGTTACAGCAATTAGATATACAAATACCGGTGCTGGATACACTTCACTCCCATCTATTACATTGTCCTCTCCTGTTGGAACTTCCACTGGAAACTTTATATTTAATGAGTCAATCAGAGGAGTTTCTACAGGGACAACAGCATATGTTAAAGATTGGGATGCAGACACCAAAGTCCTTAAAGTTTCAATTGCAAATGGAAACTTTGCTCTTGGTGAATTAATAGTTGGTTCTAATGCAACTCATAAAGTATTTTCAATTCAATCTGATGATTTGTATGACCCATATGCTCAAAATACTGAAATAGAAAATGAATCAGATTCAATGTTAGACTTCTCTCAAAGAAATCCATTTGGTGATTACTAGTTATTAATTACTAAATAATTATAAAGTGTTTGATTATGTTAGGAAATTATAGTTATCACGAAATTATAAGAAAGACGGTTATATCTTTTGGTACGCTTTTTAATAATATTTTAATCAAACACGAAGAGCAAGATGGAACTGATTATAGTTTAATCAAAGTTCCCATTGCGTATGGACCAATACAGAAGTTTTTAGCAAGATTAGAACAGAAGCCAGACTTGAGAAAAAGAGTTGCATTGACTCTTCCTCGTATGTCTTTTGAATTAACTAGTATCAATTATGATGCAAGCAGAAAGGTATCTACGGTACAAACATTCAAAACATTAAATTCCGAGAATCAAAATAAAGCAATAAAAGTTTATATGCCAGTCCCATACAATTTGGGAATAAAATTAAGCATAATGGCAAAATATAATGATGATATGCTCCAAATTTTGGAGCAAATTTTGCCATTTTTCCAACCATCATTTAGTTTAACTATTGATTTAGTATCATCCATTGGAGAAAAAAAAGATGTTCCAATGATATTGGAAAATATTCAAATGGAAGATAATTACGAAAGTGACTTTACCACAAGAAGAGTTTTAGTTTATACTCTAAATTTTGTTGCCAAAACTTATATTTTTGGACCAATTGCAGATAGTACAGAAGGTTTAATTAAAAAAGTGCAAGTTGATTACTATACGGATACAAATATAAAAAATTCATCAAGACAGTTGAGATACACAGCAACACCAAGAGCAATTAAAGATTACAATAATGATAATACAAATACACTAACAGAAGATATTAATGAGTATGTTACAAAAATTTCTGTTTCTGATGCTTCACTACTGAGCGAAAATACTTACATTATGATAGAAAAAGAAGAATTACTCATTAAATCTATTGAAGGAAATGACTTAACAGTATTAAGGGGACAAGACGGAACAACGGCAGTTCCGCATTTAATTAATTCTTCAATTGATGTAATAAATGCGGTTGATGATAGTTTAGTTGAACCAGAAGATGATTTTGGATTTAATGAAAGTTATTTTGATTTTGGTGATGGAAAAATTTATAGTCCAACAAAAGGAATAGATGTATCATTATGACAAGTAAATTTGAAAATATAGACGAAGCATTAGAAATAGAAGCAACTTCTGTATCAAAAGAAATTGTAAAAAAATCAAAAGAAGCAATAGCAAGACCAATCTCTGGAGAAGAAAGTGATAAGGATTATGAATACACACGAGGAAATTTGTATTCATTGATTGAAAAGGGTCAAGAAGCAATTGATAGTATTATGGATTTAGCACAACAAAGTGATAGTCCAAGAGCATATGAAGTTGCAGGTCAATTAATTAAAAATGTTGGTGATGTGACTGATAAGTTAATTGATTTGCAGCATAAAATGAAAAAACTTAAAGAAGAAGATACTAGAGGTCCTTCTACCGTTAATAACTCTGTTTTTATTGGTTCCACTGCGGATCTCCAAAAATTACTCAAACAAGGATTTGCCGACAATAAATAGTTCAAAAACTATGAAAACTTTTTCACAATTTCTTTTAGAAGCAACTGACCCAAAGGGACCCATTAAGAAATATATGCCCTTAGAAGAGATTGCGAAAAAGCATAAAATCTCAATGAAAACTTTAAGTTCCCAATTAGAGATGGGTATTAAAGTAGAAAGTGAACATACTGGAAGCAAAAGAATGGCAAAAATGATTGCCCTTCAACACTTAGAAGAACTGCCCGATTATTATACAAGATTGAAGAAAGCAGAAAAAATTAAAGAAGAAACTGCATCTGGAGATGAAACTCTTGGGGATTGGTTTAGGAAATCCGACGCAATAGACCCCAAAACTGGAAGAAAAGTTCCGGGGTGGCGTCAGATTGGTGGACCATTTGCTGGTGCTCCTTGTGCTCGTCAACCTGGACAAACTTCTACTCCAAAATGCGGAAGTTCCAAGATGGCAGCAAACTTATCAGATGAAGAAGAGGATAAAGCATTTAGAAGAAAAAATAAAAAAGATCCAAATCAACCACAAAAATCTGGTTCTGCAAAACCAACTAATGTTGCAACAGAAGAAACTATTATTGAGAAAAAAGATGCTTGCTACCATAAAGTAAAATCTAGATATAGGGTTTGGCCTTCTGCTTATGCTTCTGGTGCTTTGGTTAAGTGCCGTAAGGTTGGTGCAGATAGTTGGGGAACAAAAACAGAAAGTACTGATGCTCTTGCATATGATTGGGATGGACCAATATATCAAGGGGAAAAGAGATATTGTCCCAACTGCCAAAAGATGGAATATATGAAAGAGTGCAAATATGGTCCAAAGTATTGGTTGTTATATTCTTCTGCAGTTGAACCGACATTTCCCACGATTCAAATTTATAATAAAAAATATGACCCAAATAGACCCCATCCAGCAAATGAGGAAGTAAAATATAATTACTCTGACAATAAAATAAAAAATATCCGAGAAATATATACTAGAATACAATCAAGAGGTTCAACTTATACTATAATTTTTAATTGGAGAGGAAGATCTCTTTCATCTCAAATGTTTTTCCCCCAATTCACTAGACCATCAAAACCACAGGTGACTTATGAACTGAGAAAAATATACCCAGGTGCTATTGTTTTAACTTTCAACCCTGCACCAAAAGACCCGACAAAACCTTTATTATTTACAGGAGAATTAGATGGATCCAGATAAAATTATTCTTGATTGTTTATCTAAAAATTTTGAATATGAAAGGATTTCAAGAGAATTAGATACTTGCGAAAATATAGAACAAGTAAAAGATATAGCAAAATCATTTGTTAAATTATATTTGAAGCAACAAGAAGTTATGACACAAATTGGTATAATTGATGGAAAAACATTATAAGGGAAATCCCAATCTAAAAGCAGAAAATGTTCAAATTGAATTTACGACAGAACAAATTCAAGAATACTTAAAATGCAAAAGTGACCCAATTCATTTTGCAAAAAATTATGTAAGAATTGTCTCTCTTGATCACGGATTAGTTCCGTTTGATATGTATGATTTTCAAGAAGAATTGATTACAAACTTTCATGAGAATAGATTTAATATTGCAAAATTACCAAGGCAAACAGGTAAATCTACGACTGTTGTTTCATATTTGTTGCATTATGCTCTCTTCAATGACAACATAAGAATCGCAATTCTAGCAAACAAAGCAGAAACTGCAAGAGAACTTTTAGGTAGATTGCAATTATCTTATGAAAATTTACCAAAGTGGTTGCAGCAGGGTGTTGGTTCTTGGAATAAAGGTTCGTTGGAACTTGAAAATGGTTCCAAAATTATAGCAGCATCTACCTCATCTTCTGCTGTCCGAGGAAACTCTTTTAATATTATTTTCTTGGACGAATTTGCATTCATTCCAAATCATATTGCAGAGCAGTTCTTCTCTTCTGTGTATCCTACTATTTCTTCGGGACAGAGTACAAAGGTTATTATCATCTCAACTCCAAATGGGATGAATATGTTTTATAAACTTTGGCAC